CTCCGTAGAACTGCCTTATTCTCGGGTTCGCCTCGAAGTTGAGCTTGAATGGGAGTAGCAGTCGTTTTGCGGAGTCTATGGTGGCGGAGGCGAGCGCGATGAACCTTTTCCTTCGAGTGAGCGCGAGGAACATGAGCGTGAACATGGCGACTGTTGATTTTGCGAGTTCACGGCTCCATGAAAGCACCTCGTACCATTCGGGGTTGTCGATGATGCGGTGTATGGCTTTGATGTGGAACGGCGCGAAGTCGTATTTTGCGTATGCCGGGAAGAAGAACGTTATCCATTTGATGGGGTCTTTTTCGAGTGCGCCGCGCTGTCGCTCGATGTCCCTGCGTGAGAGTGACTCGTCGACATCGATGTCTCTGAGCAGTCCCCTGTGGAACTCCTCCCACCTGAGCAGCGCCTGTCTGTCGGTCATTGTCTGTGCTGTCATTGCCTGTTCTGTTTGGAGTGTGAAGCCTGGTCTTTTATGAAAGCGTCGAGGAGGTCGGCGAATTTCTTTGCCGCGTCGATGTCGAGCGGCCTTAGCCACGAGAGGAATCGCATGGCGACAGAGACGCAGTCGGCGACGCCGATGTCCGTCTCCATCTTCCTGACCGCTCCGGCGAGCTTTGCGAGCGAGTCGGCCTCGGCAGGCGAGGCGAAGCGTTGCCCCTGCTCCCGCTGGTTGATGCGGTTGTTAATCTCCATGATTTGCCTGTGGAACTGCGCTATGATTTGGTCGGGCGTGATGGTGAGCGAGGCCTTGAGTTCGTCCCACGCTCCGTCCTTCGCCCATCTTGAGACTGTCTGCCTTGTAGTTCCGACCTTGTCGGCTATCTCCTCCTGCGTGAACGTGCCGTTGAGGAAGAGCGTCTTTGCGATGTCCTTCTTGTCGATGTTCTGTCTTGCCATGAATAAGAATAGAATAAATCTTTTGCAAATATCCCACTTTTCACGGAGTGGAGCAAAAGTCGGTTCTATGATAGCGTTGCAGGATGCTATGATAGCGTTCCGTGGCGCTATGATAGAAACGCGATTTGGAAATTAAGGAAACAACCGCAACCTTTGCGATGTAAAACGGTGAAGACAGTCTGCGCTCGGCATGGTCCAAACAAGTTTGGCTCTGCTCTCGCTTGCGCTATCATTGCCATCAAAAAGCGAAAGAATATGAGGTTTTTCAACACGATACCCGGAGAGGGGACGGTAGCCATACTTCTGTATGGCGATGTGGGCGACGGCCAGAAAGTGGAGAGCGGTCGCGTGGTGAGCGAGCTGCTGACCTTGCAGAACAGCTACTCGAAGATAGACGTGCGCATCAACAGCAACGGCGGCGACGTGTTCAGCGGCATAGCGATATACAACGCCCTGCGGACGAGCACGGCTGACATCACGATATACGTGGACGGTGTGGCTGCGAGCATAGCAGGCATAATAGCGTTGTGCGGCAAGCCTCTGTACATGTCGCCCTACGCTAAGCTGATGCTTCATTCCGTGAGCGGCGGCACATGGGGCAACGCATCGTCTCTGCGGCAGACGGCGAGCGTGATGGAGACGCTGGAGAGCGACCTTGCGCGGATGGTTGCGAAGCGTTGCGGCATGGACGCGGCGGAGGTGTCGAAGCGTTACTTTGACGAGAAAGACCACTGGATAAGCGCGGAGGAGGCCGTTGGGATGGGTTTGGCCGACGGCATCTACGAGCTGGCCGACGGTCCCGTTGGGTCGCTGGTCACTACAGAGGAGATATACAACTATTTCAATAACCGGCTGCTTGAGCGGCCACAAAACAACGAAGACATGGGATTGATAGACAAGATGAAGTCGATTCCATCGCTGAGCGATGCGAGCGACGAGCAGGAAATCGTGGACAGGGTGAAGAGCCTTGCGAACAAAGCGACGAAGGTGGAAACCCTTGAGACGGCGAACGCTTCCTACAAGGCGAAGATTGAGGCTGCCGAGACGAAGGAGGTGGACGCCATCCTTGCGAAGGCGGTGAGCGAGGGCAAGATAACGCAGGAGCAGGTTCCGTCGCTGAAAGCCTTGATGAAGGCGGATCGCGCGAACACGGAGGCCCTTATAGCCGGCATGAAGGGGAAGAGCCGCCGTATGGTGAGCGAGTACATCGCCGAGAACGGTGAGCCTGCTGCCCAGTGGTGCGGCAAGAGCTGGGACGAGATTGACCGGATGGGCAAGCTGTCGGAGCTGAAGAGCGCGAACGCCACGCTGTTCGCGGAGAAGTTCAAGGAGAAATTCGGCGTGGAATACAAGGACTAAAAACAAGAAAAAAGAATCAAGACATGGCACTGAACAAAGAGATCTGGCTCCACACGATAGTGGAGAACCTGTATGCGGACAACTCGTTCGCTGCGAAGAGCGTAGACGACAGCACGTTTGTGGACAACCACACCGTTCACATCCCTAATGCGGGTGCGCCGTCGAAAGTGGTGAAGAACCGTACTGAGAAGCCGGCGAAGGTGAGCCAGCGCACGGACAACGAGCTGACCTACGACATGGACGAGCTGACGACGGACCCTATTTACATCCCGAACATCGACACGGTGGAGCTGAGCTACGACAAGCGCAACAGCATCATCGCGAACGACCGCTCGCAGTTGCAGGAGGCGGCTCACGTGAACATCCTTGAGCGTTGGGGCGGCGGTGTGTCGTCGGACAACGTGCTGCTGACGACCGGCACGGTAGAGGTTGATGCCCACACGTCGAAGACGGCGACAGGTAAGCGCAAGAGCATCTGCAAGGGCGACGTGCTGAAACTGATGACGGCGATGGACGCGGACAACATCCCCGGCCAGGGCCGTTTTCTGCTGCTTGATGCCTACATGTACGCCGAGCTGCTGAACGACTTGAGCGAGAGCGACAAGTGGATGTTCCAGAACAGCGCCGACGTGCAGAGAGGCGTGCTTGGCAACCTGTACGGCTTCGACATCATGAAGCGCAGCAGCGTGCTTCGCCTGTCGGCAGACAAGAGCCTGCTGAAGTGGGACGCCACCGCCGCCGCTGGAGAGCTGGCCGCCGCTTTGGCATGGCATGAGGGTTGCGTGAGCCGCGCCTTGGGCGAGGTGAAGATGTTTGACGACACAGACAACCCGACGTACTACGGCGACATCTATTCGTTCCTCGTGCGCACGGGCGGCAGCGTTCGCCGCTACGACAAGAAGGGCGTGTACCTGTTGGCGGAGGCCGCGAGCGCATAGTAATCAGGAGTTTTGAACTATGATTTTTGAAATATGCTACCGAGAATCAAGATAGAATACCAGAACGGTCAGTTGGGCACGGTTGGCGACAGCCCTGACGGGCTGTTCGCCATGGTGTGCGGGGCGACCGCGGTGAGCGGCACGTTCGAGCTGAACAAGGCGTACAGCGTGCACAGCGTGGAAGAGTTGCTGTCGCTCGGTGTCACGTCGGAGAAAAGCCCCCGTCTGTGGAAGCATGTGAGCGACTTCTACGACGAAGCCGCGAGCGGCACCGAGCTGGTGGTGATGGGCGTGAGCAAGACGAGTTCGCTTACATCGCTGCTGGACAAGACGAGCGGTGCTGTGAAGGATTTGATAACCTCGCAGAACGGTAAGCTGCGCGGCGTGTTCGTGGCTCAGGATGGCTTGTCGAGCGGGAGCGTGACGGAGGGCATGTCGGCTGACGTGTTCACGTCGTTGCCGAAGGCTCAGGCATTGGCGGAATGGGCGACGGAGGAGCTTTACGCGCCGTTGTTCATCATCGTGGAAGGCCGCGGCTACAGCGGCGAGAACGTGAAAGACCTGAGCGCGATGAGCTACAACTGCGTGGGTGTGGTCGTCGGGGACACGGAGAGCGGCTCCGAGGGCGCTTGCGTCGGAATCCTCGCCGGCCGCCTGTCCAACCTGCCCGTGCAGCGCAACGCCGGCCGCGTCAAGGACGGCGCGTTGTCCCCGCTGGAGATGTGGATAGGCAAGAAGAAGGTCGAGGAGAGCAACAGCGCGGTCGGCGACCTGTACGAGAAAGGCTACATCACCCCGAGGAAGTATGTCGGCCGCAGCGGATACTACTGGACGGACGACCGTCTGGCCTGCGACGCCACCGACGACTACGCGCACCTGACGAACCGCCGCGTGATAGACAAGGCGTACAGGACTGCCTACGACACGTTGCTTGACATCATGCTCGACGAGCTTGACGTCAACGAGGACGGCACGTTGCAGACGGGTGTCGTGAGAAGCTGGCAGCAGGCGGTAGAGGATGCGATAAACAAGAACATGACGGCCAACGGCGAGCTTAGCGCGAGCGACGACGGCGAGGGCTGCGAGTGCTGGATAGACCAGACGCAGAACGTGGTGAGCACGTCGAAGCTGAAGATGACGCTGAAGGTGCGTCCCCACGGCTACGCACGCTATGTGGACGTGGAGCTTGGCTTTGACGTTGAAACTTAAAAAAGGAGCGATGATATGGTAACGAACACGAGAGAATACGAATGGAGCGATGTGA